GTTTTGCATCGGGGGTGGAGAAATTTTGTCCATAAATTGCTTCAATAGCATTATTAGTTGGTGAAGATATTTCATTTAGGTCCTCTCTGATTTTGACAACGTAGTTTTTTCCAATTTTATGAACTGTACCATTATTACGATGTGCTTCTTTTGCTGCCGACATTCTAAAATGAAATACTCTTGGTTTTCCATTTGTATCATGCATCAGTTTTTGTTTCTTTTGTGTTTCTTCTTTAATCATCGATGTACCAAGCAATAGTGCATTCATAGCACCATTGTTGGATAATGTTGTACCATACTTTTCTGCTGATTCTTCAACATCATCTTTTATATCACCTTCATTCTTCAGCATCTTGAACATCTTGTTGACTTCTTCTGCGGTATCACCAGTGATTGTGACGGTGACTGCTTCTTGCAAGAAATCTTCAAATGCTTCGTTGACTTTTTTAGGCTTCATTTTTTCAGCAGCCTTAGCCATTTTAGTGCGATGTTTTTCTACAGTCTTGGCAATCTTATCTACGGGTACTAATCTATCATGCACTGAACGATGTGTTACTTTACCGCCTTTACCATAACGTCCAAAGCCATAATACTCAAGACCCATCGTATCCATTTCTTGACTTGCTTTTGCGGTTGGATGAGGTTGTGATGTAGTGGCGACTGGTGTTGTATCTTTTTTACTTAATTCAGATGCTATCCAATTTTGTGCGTTTTCATGTTTCGGTGGTGCATTAACAAACTTTTGAATCTGTTTAAAAATTTGTTGCATCTCATCTTTTTTTGCTTTAACTACATCAGGTGACGCTTGACGCAAATCTTCAGAATTGTCAAACTCAATATAGTTGTTTCGGAATATCTTTGACATTTCACCACGTGCTGCTTGTACAGATTCCCATTTTTCTTTACGAATGTTTTCTGGCACTGTACGACCACCACGTTGACCACGTTCTACATTTCTTGCCCTTGATACTTCATCATCAGTGTTAACCATAATCATTGAAGTATCATAACCCATCGCTTCAAGTTTCTTTTTAATCTTAGCATACTTTTCTGGATCATCACCAGTGCCATTAATGATTAGACCATTACGACCATGTAGTGCTAAACGATTACGAATCTCTGTGATATCTTTGGCTTTTTTACGTACAACATTTCTTTGTGCCGCTTCATTGCCTGGCATTGTCTTGTCAAGTTTTTCTTTGTCCATCAGATATTCTAATGCTTTATCTGAATTGATTTCAATCATGCCATGCCCATCAAGTGTATTTGATAGAACATAATCTTTACCTGAACCGGGACCACCTGCTAAAAATACTGCTTTGAAGATACCTTTATCATGAACACCTTCACGTAGTATTTCTTCATGCAGCCTCATACCTTTGCGAACATCGTTGTACATATGTTTAACATGCTCATCCGACATTGAAGATGGAGCACCTTTTTTGAATTGTTTATAGTTTCCACTAGTAGCATGTTCACGCATTTTACTTGCAGAAATGCCAGTAGTACCTTCTGCATCTGGATCACGTTCACCAGCAGAATGTACTTGAATTGATTTGAAGTTGAAACGAGCACCTTTGTGTGTGCCATTGTATTTGTGTAGCAGTCTATGATATTCATCTGTACGATCAGAACCGCCTACCATGTGCAGATGTGTTACGCCTTGCTTGTGAAGTTTTTCAGCATGATCAAAAAATGTTGGTGCTTCTTTGGATGATGCCGTGAAGTTGGTGCCAGGAAATGCACGTTTGGCGTGTTTGACTTTTTGTGCTGCGGTAAGAGGATTCTTTTTGGAGTCCTGTGAGTGTGACAGGACAATGTGATGTGTGCCACCGACTTTGGTAGCAATATCTTTGACTTTATTGACTAATTTTTCGTGGCCAGAAGTAATCGGGTTCATACGCCCGAATGCTAATACGGCATGTTTTTCCTTCTGCTCACGCAGAAAATCGCTAAATTTCATTTATCCGCCTCTACAGCAGGGTTACGTTTTCTTGTATTTAGTAAACCTCGACTTCACCTGTTGAGGCTACAGCCCCTTGACAGTGAAGATTGTCCAATTCTACCAGATAATCCTGATCAATTTTCAAGAAATGGGCATGTTCAGTGTCGAGTCTGGTCTGTACCATTAGTTTGATATTTTCATTCATGACCTCAATATAGTCATTAATCAGTGATGGGCAGAAGGAGAACATACGAGTAATCAGCAAATCTGTAGCAAATTTCTTGCGTTCATCTGTGAGCCAAGTTGGTATACGTTTCTTGAACACATACTTACCAAAATGATCATGCTCTTCTAAATCAAAATCTTTCAAAATGTCAGTTCTTCCAGACAACTTGAATATTCTTTTGATAGAGTGAAGCATCTTCATCATCCCCACATCTTGCTTGAATAGCAGCAGAGTCTTGATAAGCAATACATTCTCGGCTTCACTCTTACGATGATTGACAGAGAATTGATTAATCTGTGCATCACCAGAAAAGTCTGCAACAAAATTAACATAGCGGGATAGTGCTTGAACTTTTTGCTCTTCGAGTTTATGTGGTGAACCATCCGTCAATAAAATTAGTGCATCTGGAACTTTCTGACGTAAAGATATAAGACCTTTTAATGTCTGTTCAAATCTATCTTCACGGCTAATTGCACCCATGTCAGCATTAAGTGCTGATGTTACAATGAATAATGTTTTGTCTGGTATTATGCTCATAAGTATCTCGATAGTTCGTTAGTGTCACGTTGAATGTTTATAGCCTCTGCACGTGGATAAGGATTGGCATTATTAAAATCGTTAATTATAATTCGTTTGGAATTTTGTAATTCCATAATTAGGGTATATTCTCTAAAGCCTAATTCTTCTAATTGTTCCGTTGTTCTTTCTAATACATCATACTTTCTAGCTGTGGTAAATATAATCTGTGCGCCTTTTGCTTGATAGTCTAGTATCTTGTTTATATTGTCTTGCAATGGAATTGGTGCATCATTGTAGCAGTTCTTACCCACACGACCTTGTGCTACCATTATTGTTCCATCAATGTCGCAAAAGATAACAGGCTTGTCGTTGTATTCAAACCAGTCGGCTGCGGTGCCAACATCAATATAATTTGTTACCATCTTCTCTGTAAAGATATGCCCCTTATGTAAGCATCGCTGAATAACATCGGAGACAAAGATTTCATTCTGAGTATCTAATTCTTCAAATGCTTCGCAGAACATTCTTACACTTGCAAATTTATATGCGCCAACGCAGAATGTATCAGATACAACATTCTTTTCTATGATGTCGGTAATGATGCCCTGTTCGTTTGAGATAACGAAACTCTTTGATGCAAGTTTCTTCAGTACCTCATGATTAGAGATATTTGAAACGCAAATGTAATTACCCTCTGTCATCTCATGGTCAAAGAAGTTGTCACAGTCTTTAATCAAAAGTTCTGCATCGAGGTCAATACTGGTGTTGTTTTTTATTATTTGATAAACTGTATCAGCAGGACCTCTTGTCATCTTGTCCATGATACAAATTTTTGCTGTATCTTCAAATTCATGTCTCAAATAGTCTGATGCATTATATTTTTCATCATGTTCTTTAAGAATGCCAATTGTTATATTATGACCATTATATGGTTCCAACGCACGTTGAATCATCATCTTATGATCATAATCATATAACAAATACTTCGGCTTCATATCTGGAAACCTAGTTGACGCACCTGCTGCTGGTACAATTATTTCCATAATCTATTAATCTCTCTTAATATAAATTTACGATTACTGTCATTTGGTTCTGTATGTAGATAAACTCTCAGTAACATCAGAATCAAAAGGTAATCATTATTAGCCAGTTCAAATCGTTTCAGTATCGTGTCCTGCAAATTCTGCAACTTGACATCTAACTTGATTCGATTATTTCGCAGAAACCACTTACATTCTAAATCTTGTCTTAACTTGGCTACATCAAATATGTACGAATCATACTCAATCGTTACCGCATCAATCAAACAGAATTGATCTTTAGTTTTGAGTATATTCTCTAAAGTCAAGTCGCCATGATAGTTTGACTGTGGTAGAACTTTTGGCAACTTAGATATAAACTCTTCTTTACCAAATGGAAGTTCTGTGTTGTCATCCATCCATTTCAACTTCTGGTAGTAAATTTCTGTATAATCTTTATCTACAGAATTTGATGCAAACTTTTCCAATAAACTAATAATGAAGTTAGCCAACTCACTTATTGTGTTAGCCCTAAGATAGTTTTTCATATCGATACCATGAAAATATTCCATGTCGAAATGAGGTTCAGTTTGATATATCTTAGGTACTGGATAGTTATCTGCTAGGTGTGAAAGTCTTTCTATGTTTCGTTCTATGTTACCCACTTTACGAACAAAAAGTCTATCATCATTCTCCATCAAATATACTTTACTACCAGAATGACCTTTTAGTTCTTTTACTACTTTGTCCATTGGTCATAGTCATCACGAATTAATGAATGCCATGTACCGTTATGTGGACCAGGTGGGAATGGATTATTCATGTCAACATACACAAGTTTATCACCAATCAGATTCTTTTCATACATCATAGCTTGTAGCATGTCTTCACCAATCATTTGAACATGTTGATCATAGAAATGATCCATATACAAATAGATTGACATACGATCATTCATAATTGCTGATGAAGAGAAGCCAAACTGATCATTACAAAAATCTCTGTTTGGTGACATACGACAATTTGGTGCGTATAACTTTGTGTTATCAAGTTCTTCAAATGGAATTACAACATTCAAAGCATAGTCTGGGCGTGATTTAATAACCCAATCGTATGTAAATTTCTCTTTCATCTCATGAGAGACACGCAACTCATTCGACCTATACATCGAATAAAACATAGCCACAGTGAATCGTGGTGGCCACTTGTCAGCATTGGGTGTGTTGGTGTACATTGAGTCGAAGTTTTCAGTCAAAGGTTCTTCGATCTGAATGTCAACAGGCTTGTAGAGTTCTGTTAGTTCATCAATACCATCTGCCTTCCATGTATGAATGAATACATCGACATCATACTTGTCTAGTAGATTCTTCTTGTGATATTCAAAACCTTTTTTAAATGATCTGGCTTGACCAGACAAACACAATGCTATCTTCATAGGTCACGTCCAATATTTTCTCTATTATCAGTAATAGCAAATGGCTTCAATGCTTCTCTTTCAAATACAACCATACTGTTATAAAATGCAACTGAGTACAAGCACTGATAGTTTGATAAAACTTCAGGCATGATTGGTTGACCTTGAAAGTGTTGCTGATTCAAAATATCTGTGGTACGTTTCGAGTGTTCTAGAAATGTACCAGCACCACGGAATGAACCACCCCAAGGTTGTGGCCAATAACTTGTATGAGTATCTTCACAGATGAATACACCACCGGTGTTTAACCGTGGAAATACTTTATTCAATGTAGTAATCTGGTGATTCATTACATGTGAACCATCATCAATAACAATATCGAAACCTTTTTGATCTGATAGAAACTTATCCCAAAACTCTGGAGAACTTTGGTCACCCATTATAACTTTAGCGTTGCCATCATATTCATACTTCAAGCATTCTTCGTTAATATCGATACCAATTACTTCAGTGCCTTCACCAAAGTATTTCAACCACATCTCAATTGAACCACCACCAAGAACACCAATCTCTAGTATGCGTGGTTTCTTACCAACGAACTTACTTAGATGTCGTTCATATACATCAAAGTATCCAGACCATTTAGTAGAACCTTTTTCTAAGTCCCAGAAAATCTCTTTTAAATTATTTGTCGTCATATTTTGCCTCAATCACTTTCTTCCATTCTGGAACACGATCATACTGATGAACTATAGTATATTCTATTCCAGTAGAAGTTACAACTTTATCACCTTCAATTTTCGGTGAAGGTTCTAATAGATGTGGTCTAAACTCGTTTATCTTACTTGGATCAGCAGTTGTACCTAACTGACATGCCCAACCATCTTCTGATACAGTATACTTACTAGTCTTTAAATATGGGTGTCTTGAAATGAGTTGATTGAACACTGCTTGGTCAACAATAGGAATTGGTCGGTTGATTGAATGTACGAACAGATTCAACATCAAATCTTTCATTGCATAACCACGACCAGCCAGCACACCTACATTAAAGATGGTGTTGTTTTTAAAGTCTTCATAGATACCCTCACCAAAACATTCGGTTAGATTCTGACGACCCCATGGCTCATCTTTATACTTCATGCTTTCAGAAGAGAACACCAAATCTTCAGAATCAGGTAAATTCTTTTCTAACCATTCAGATGGATTCTGTTGAAAAATAACGTCTTTAACATCAGTAGTAACTACGAAACGATATTCGTTCTTAGCCAACAATTTATAGATGTGAATGAAACGTTCAACATGAACCATCAAGTTTGATTGATAGGTCAAGTTGCCGTCTTTGTCTTGATTGAAACCTATGATTGAGAAACCTGCGTCAGTTATTTTACCTACAGTTTCTTTATCACAGTTCATGAGAACCAAAACTTTATCACCTGTAAAGCCTGATTCGTTGATAGAGTTGACCCAATACTTTAATTTGGACCAATTATAATTTGTGGCACAGCCAACAATCAAATCCTTCATAATATCCTCACGTGAAAATTAATTAGTGTGTTTCTTATATAGTTCTATACTTTGTCCCGGAGTGTCTTTTACATACTTCTCTACCGACTCTGGTCTACCCCATTCACCAGCGCCAGCTTTGGAAACAAATTCTTGTTTGCCTTGTAGGTCTTTAAGATATTCTTTAAATGATTTCATACGGAAAAAGATGAACCACAACCACAGGTTGCAGTGACGTTAGGATTACGAATAGTAAAATTAGAACCCACCAAACTTTCGGTATAATCTATTTCTGCTTCATTCATGTATTGCATACTAACACTATCTATAACGACACCAACCCCATCTTTTTCAAATGTGAAGTCATCATCGGCGGGTGGCAGTTCTTCTATTGAGAATCCATATTGAAAACCTGTGCACCCACCACCCTGAACAAATACACGCAACTTTAACGATGGGTCTTCTTCATCGATAATTGTTTTGATTCTTTTTGCTGCTGCTGGTGTAATTGTAACCATTATCCCCTCGTCAATGTCAGAATCTTTTGAATTTGCTTCTCAATGATTGGACCACGATTAGGCCAATGAATATATGGCTGTGACTGTGACTTCAAAAGATTGGTCAGAAACGGCATGATAATCTTTTCAACTTCAGTCAGCCTAGACTTATATTCTTCTACAGTTTCATCTTTCTCAGCAATTACTGCCTGATACTCAACTTCATCCACAGTGGAGAAACCAAAATCGTCATCTCCATACTCGGCCATAATCTTGTTTATGTCGTATGCCATTTATTTAAAACCCTCTGGTTTTTCTTTTGTAAATTTACCGTCTTTGATGTATACCCACCAAAACCCATCATCACGATTTACATCACTATTAAATTCTTCATGAATTGCAAGAAGAGGACCTGGATGAAAGTGATTAACTCCTGGCTCTTTCAAGAAGTCTACGTCAGTATTTTTTCTTGCAAGTTCAAGCATTTGTTCTGTGGGTTCGTTCTCATAATCATCACCACAGATGATTCCACATTCTTGATTTACAATTCTTTTTGCTTGTACAATATCAGACTTCACTGCCGGATAATGATGTGAACCATCAATGTAAATAAAATCAAATGTGTTGTCAGCAAAATTTTTTAGATAATTTTTTGAATCACCACGAATTATATTGATATCCAAATCTCTTTTCTCTTCATATTCTCTCACGACACCATATACATTGAAATAGGCATCTTGCATCATGTCATCCATCTTTTTGTAATCGAACATTGTATCTTGGTAATCTCTTTCAGAAGAAAAAGGTTTCCAGCAATCGATCAAAGTAATTGACGATTTATCTTGTAGTGCTTCTAACCAGATACGTGTCGAACCTTCACCGTACCATGTTCCAACCTCCAGTGCATTGATTGGGCGATTAAATTCTTTGATTACTTCTTGCATACCTTTAACACGCCAAGGTGCTGCTTGATTAATTGGTGGTGTTATTTTAGCTGGACCGCTTGGTACATCTCCACCTACAAAATTATATGTTACGGGTCCTGATTGTATTTCCATGATTTTCTCCATTAAATTATTACTTCGACCAATTCTTAGCAGCGTTAAAGTTTTGATGACTGAACTCTAAACGATCAACCAATTTCAACGCATTACCTTTTAATTTATCCACTGCAACAAAGCCCTCTGGAGCAGTGATTCTAAATCCATCATCGGTACGAACAAATGTACCGATTGAACGAATGGTTTCCAACTTACGTATAATCATCAACTTTGCTTCGATAATCATATTCATCAAATCAAATATTTGTTTTAACTGTACAGCATTGGTACGATAGAAACGCATGACTTCTGTTTTCTCTTTGATGCGTTTCTCTTTTGTGTCTGCTTTCTTTGCTGCTGAGATTTCTTTATTTAACTTATCTTCTACATACTTCATCAATCCATTGACATGTGCTCTGGTATCACGAATCTCCTGACCCTCACGAACTTTGGTATTGTTGTATGTTTTGATTTGTGTTAAGTATGTTTCAGACGATGATATCTTATTCATAGTCAACGCAGGTATCGTAGTAAACAATCTTCCTGCTTGTGAAAGAATTGATGTTAGATCGGCAGTTTCTTTTTCAGTGAATGTTGCAGAACCAGATGCGTCAGTAAATGATGCATCACGGAACCAAACATCTTTCGTTGTCGTTAGATGACCAATATCAATGTTGAATGATGCCTTCATATTCTCAATATCTTTACCAACGTATGAAGTATGAAACACAACACCTAGTTGTGCAGCCATCATCATCTTTGCTAGTTTAGTATTTGCTGGTACTGCATACACAATTGTGTTTGGTTGAAACGTGATATATTCTTCACCATCAATCGTTTCATGTTTCAAATCATCTTTGGTAAACATCATATCGCCTTGCAGAATACCTTTGATGCCTAACTTTGGTAAATAAGCAAGTGCAATCTTTAGTTTATCATTCAGACCTTCTGATGGATGATTCTCATCAATGTCTGCATCCGTATAGTTTAGTTTAGCATTCTTATTAAACACCGATTTAGTGCCAACAAAGAACTTACCATTCTCTGGATTGATGCCAGCAAAGATAGCAGGAGAACCATCCCACTTTGTCGTAACATTTACTTTGACATCAGAATGACCTGCTAACATATTACGGAGTGAACGCAGGAAGTTAATTGCTTCTCTTGCACCAGACACACCATTGTTCAATACATTATCTTCAAGATGTTCTAAGTGAACGTTCTTTCCTTCTTTTGCTTCTGTTATGTATTCTAAGAATTTCATTTTTTCATGTTCATAAAAGGATTTGATTTTTTGGTAGCTGGAGCAACAGAATATTTGCTTACTGGCATTTTTTTAATTTTAATTTCCGCCTGAACTTCATAAAATTCTGAACGTGTGGCTACACGAACTTTAAAATCACCAGAACCATTTAAAACAGGAATACCTTGTATTTTTAGAGGATTCTTTTTTGATATCATATAAAAATCATCACCTGCTTGCATGTAGTATGCAGGCTTTGCTTTACCTATTGTATAGTGTTCAGTAACAACATCTCCCAAGTTGTAATTCTCTTCATTAGCAATATAACGATTGATACTTGGTTGATTGAAAAATTCTTTCATAATATGTAAAGGAACTGCACCAGGTTCTTTTAATCCAGATTTGGTTGTGGGTATTTTTATACTCTTCTCTGGAATACCTGAAAACTTTGCTATTGCTTTTATAAATCCTTTTGCTTGTGCAGATTTGTTTAGAATATCAACAGTATGTTTAGCCGCAGGAGTTTTATATGTTGTCTGCCATTTACCATTATCATAGAATACACGTGGATTAGAAAGATTGTCCGTATGGGACATTTTGACTTCTAACCAAATAGCGTTTTCGCCTTTAAATTTATCAATTTCAATTTTAACGTCAGAATATTCTGTACTCACTTTTGGTCGAATAGCCGTAATACCAGGCAATTTGTTGATGTTTTTAGCCACATCGCTTTCAAATTTGTCTGAAGCAGCACTCATTCTACACCCCTTTAAAAGTTATAGTGTATTTATGCTTCAAACGTAGTGTAGGTAACCCCCGATGATATACTTAGGACTGCCGACTGGTTTGAATGCAACGTGAGGATGAGTCCAAAGCGGTGGGAACATCAGCAATTTACCTGCTTGAGGCTTCACTTTTAGCTTGACTGGTTGACTTTGATTCAATTGAAATGCTGTCTCACCACCTTCTTCTACATCATTCAGATACCAGAAATAGACCAAGAATCTACGTGCCGAAGCATAGTCTTGTACATCGACATGAAATTTAAACTCATCTTTGTCGTTTGGTAGATACCGCTTCATACGCAACTGTTCATAGCCATGCTTCTGTGGCCATGACATAGGATCAATGCCAACATCTTCTTTGTACTGCTTCAAGCATGTTTGCATTGTGTCGATAAGAAAATCAATCTCTTTCTTCCAAGTAACGATGTTGTCGTTTAGATTAATTTCTGTGAACGAACGATGCCCTTCCAGATAAGTTTCTTTCTGTTGTGCGGTGTGCTTTTCAAATTTCTTGATAGTGTTGTCACAAAACATCTTAGGAAGAACATTGTCATACGTTCTCACATAACTCATACTTTAAATCCCCCAAACTTGTTTTTCATACCACTGAGTCTTTCACGGTCACCAAAAGAATTCAACGGCTTGTCATCTACTTGACCAGCATCAATCAAATCTTCTTGTGCTGACTGTTCTACATCATACAGTTTCATTTTGGCTCTGTCAATACCTACCATGAATCGTTTGAATGTATTCGGGTCATTATATCGATTCTTTAACTGTTTGACCATAATTTGATTCAATTGTTGCAACTCTTCGGTACTTATCAAAGCAAACATAAAATCAGCGGTCGCAGGTAGACCAAAGGATTCTGACGTATCTTCTAGACCTGGATCAGAGCTGGAGAAGCCGCTTCGGGTGGTTTGTGTAGCAGATACAATCGGAACTGAGAACTCGACCGCTAGACCCCTCAATTCCTCTGCAATTGCTTTGATATAGGAGTAGCTATTGACGTTGGAGCCAGCTTTGATTCTAGCACTTGCACAAATGTTAAGATAGTCAATAAAGATGATGTCAGGTTGAAAACTCTTCTTTAGTTGCAATTCATTTAACAAAGCCCGAAAGTGCAACGATGATGCAGCAGCCGTCGGATACTCTTTGATGATTAGCTTGCCTTGTGTTTTAACTTTCAACGCAGAGAACTTGCGGTCATAGTCTTGCTTACTGATAGAATTCAAGTCTGCAATATCCATGTTCAACAAATTCGCATCAATACGTTCAGCGATTCTTTCTTCAGCCATTTCCATCGTGATATACAATACATTCTGACCTTGAGATAAACATGAACCAGCAACGTGACACATAAACAATGACTTACCAACACCAGTACCCGCCAGTGCAATATTCAAAGTTTTCTGTGGCAAACCACCTTTGGTAATCTTATTGAAGATGTCTAGATCAAATGGAATCTTTGATTCATGACGATGATAAAAATCATATCGATTATCCGAATCAGCAATGTAATCATGACCCACAGATGAATCAAACGATACACCAAGAGCATCACTCAACAACTGTGGTATAGCACCCTTACTATCTCGATTGTCTTTGTCATCAAGAATTTTCACAGACTTCATGATAGCATTATAGATTGCTTTGTCTTGGCAGAACTTTTCGGTATGATTTGTCAGCCATTCTATATCCGTTGGCTCTTCTTTCTCTGCATTAATCTCACGAATCATTTCAACCGCATCACGAACTTGCTGCTCGGTCAAACTTTTAGATTCGGTAAAATTAATTACTAGAGATTCATAGGTGGGTAAGTGTTTGTATTCCTGTATGTGTGAATTGATCTCAGAAAATACTAGCTTTTCGGTAGAGTCTTGAAAGTATTCGTTCTTGATGAATGGTAGAATTCTACGGGCATAGTCTTCATTAAAAATCAGATTCTTTAAGATTGTTGTTTCTAGTCTTTTCATTAAATGTCAAAGTCCTTAATTTCTTCGATTTCAGTTTTAGTTTGAAGTTCTTTCTCTTCAACTTTTGACCAGAGAATTTCAGTTAAAATATCACCCATAATTTTGTGTAGTTCTTTATCTTCACTTAGTTCATCAAATGGGATATCAGGAGACTCAACAAAAGTATAATCGAAGTGAACTCTAGCAACATCCTCTTCTTCTTTTATTTGAGCATATCCATAATGATAAACTACACCAGCATACTTACCCTGTAGGATATGCACATTGGTGTTTTCTTCATTTTGAACTAACTCATAATTTATACCATACTCAAGCTGCATCTTTGGTTTCTTCTTCCAAAACGTCATCTTTTCCCATAATGCTGCCATACGTGATTTCATATCGTTTCCTTACATACTCTTTAAACTTCTCACTAGCAAGAATATCATTCCAGAATTCTGCATTTTGTGTATCATCAAATCGTTTCTTGTCACCAATCTCACCTGTTTCTTGATCAACTTTAGCATACCAACCATTAGATGGTTTCTGTACAAAGTTACCTTCAAGCGCAATATCCATCAGACCAGAATACTTTTGAATACCACCATCGAACGATACTGCAACTGGTATCTTTGATTTCTCACGGACAAATCGTGACTTCTCAACATTGATGATGAAGTTGTAACCTACGATTTCGGTTCCTGCTTTTTCTTGCTGACGACCAAGAATCCAAATTGTATCTGCTGAGTAATAAGAACCTGTACCACCACCAACGATGTCTTTAGGATACAACCCAATCTCTTTGTAAGTGTGATTCACAACAATCATTGGAATGTCTTTGATAGTCAAGTGTGGCGTCACCATACGGAACAACGATTTCATTTGTTTCGCACGACTCATATCTGCTACAGTCTTACCTTCTGTCGCATCATCAACTTCTTTCTTTGATGCTAGATTACCAATAGAATCGAGAATGATAATAACTTTGTTACCTTTTTCAATCTGCTGCAACTGTACCATGATATCATGCTTCAACTGTTCAACGTCAGTGATTGGTGTATGCAAAACACGATTGGTATCAATGTCGAATGTATCAAAGTAAGATTGTGGTGTGCCAAACTCAGAATCATAAAACAAAATTACAGCATCTTCATATTTCTTCAGGTAAGCAGATGCCATTAACAAAGCAAATGCAGTTTTGAAGTGTTTAGATGGACCAGCAAACATAGTCAGACCTGGCGTCAGACCACCCTCTAGATTACCAGACAGTGCTACGTTGACCATAGGCACATCAGTTTGTATCATATCTTTATCTGTAAAGAACTGCGACTTCGCAAGAATCGAAGTCTCTTTAATTGTCGATGCTTTTTTTAACTTATCAAGAACGCTCATTCATATCTCCATTCATATCAGCAATTTTATCTTTCGGTATTACTTGATGCTTATCATCTGCAAAGAATGATTCTAAACTAGGAATATCATTCTTGTCAAGCCTTTTTCTTTTTACTACCTTCTTAACTTCTTGTGGTTCACCTTTCAGTCTACGATATGTTTGATTCGATGCAATCAGTAACAATACTGCAAGTGGATCAAAGACAACGATGATTACAAAGATTACTAACCTAACTGCTTTATCAATCAAGTCTCGGTCTTGTGTACCATAAACTACATCTGCAACATATTTTATAGGTCCCAATTCTGACTCAGCCTTTTTAATTTCCAACGAAATAGGTGACTTTTCTTCTGTAATTTTCTGTATTTCGGTCTGCGCCCTAGCAATCTCATCAGCCGCTCGTATGCGCTCCTTCTGTTGGGCTTTGCGGATT